TCCTATTCCTACATTTCCTAAACTGTCTATACGCATTCTATCCCAAACACCATTTGTTCTAAATCTCATAGAATTTGTGGAATGGTCATAAAGAATACCACCTATATCATTATCTCCGCTATCTCCAAATAAAATATATCCTGCGCCTGCAGTTGATGACAATATAGACATACCATTTTCATTATCTTCTAAAACTAAAAGATTACCTACTGAACTTGCAGTTGAAGCTGTGTCTGTTGTTTTAACGTGTAATTTTCCTAATGGGATTGTTTCTCCTATTCCTACATTTCCAGAACTGTTTATACGCATTCTTTCTGTTCCACCTGTATCAAATCGTAATATAGGAGCATTTAAACTTAAATAACCATAATTTCCACCACCTTTTATTTCATAATCAGTATTAGCAGTTCCAAAAAATAATTGTCCTTTATTAGTTGCTTCTGCTATCTTTACATCTCCTGCAAAAGTTGCGTTTCCAGAACCGTTTATTGTTAAATTTGTAGTACCTGAATTTCTAAATAATAATTTATCTAAAGAATCAATAATTATATTTTCATTAGCAGAAGATTGAATTAATAAATTATCATCCGCATCATCTCCTATAAAATGACTATCGCCAAAAGTTATATCTCCTGCAAAAGTTGAGTTTCCAGAACCATCAATAGTTAAACGAGGTAAATCATTTGTAGATATAATAACAGAATCATTTTCTCTATTTATTATTTGTAAAGAAGTTTGACCTGTAAAAAATCCTATATCAGCACCATCTGTAGTAAGTGAACCTGTTGTATCGTTTGCTATGTGCATATAAGTAGTTCCTGTTCCTTGTATGTGAACTTTTTGTATTGCAGTTGAACCACCAATTCCAATTCCAAAATTACCATCAGAAACAATTTGTGAATAGCTATGATCTCTAATTATAAAACTTCCACCAGAACTATTAAAACCTGAAACAGAACCACCATCTACGCCACTTAATAAACGTGAGTAATTTGCTCCGTTATAATAACTTTTTATTTCTCCAAAAGCACTTACATCTGCTTTAATATTAGTTTCCCCACTTACTGCAGCTACTGTAAACTTGTCTGTGTTTACTGAAAAGTCTCCTGTAACTGAAGCTCCTAGTGTTGTATTTAAAGAACCTGTAATAGTTAAAGCTGTTCCGCTTTCTGAAACTATAGAGTCTCCTATTGTATTAGCAGTAGTAAAGACTGGTAAGTTTCCTGTAGTTCCTTGTCCGTCTATTTGACTATGATCTAGTTTCGACCATTCGTTATTAGCATCTGCTATAACCCAGTCTCCAATAGACCAGTCTGTAATTCCGTTTAAGTTTGTTGTTCCTGCGTAGTTTACTACATAGTATTGTCCTTGAGAAATAAAAGGACTAGCATCAATAGTATATGCTTCTGCGGTTAACATTATATCTGCGTCTAGAGTTAATTGAGTATTACTGTCAATAACTGTAACTAAAGCAGTTTGTCCGTCTACTTGGTTTATTACTTTATTTCCTACGCTTACAGTAGTGTTAAAATTTTGACTAGAATCTATTAATTTAAAAGCAGTAGTAGCTCCGTCTGTAGTTCCTGAGTCTACTTCTCCACCTCCACTAATTAAATTAGGTGTGTTAGTTGCAGCGTCCCAAGACCCTTTAAAAACTAAACCACTAGAGATAGAATTTATTTGAGATTGTACTTTTCCAAACGCTTCTAGAATAGTATCTGAAGGCTCTATATTTCCTGCTGCAGGAGTCGGAAGTCCAGTTAAAACTTTTGCTGTAACTGCTGAGTTTAGTAAAGTAACCGCTCCACTTACGTTATTAGTTCCATCAACACTAGAAATTGTTCCTGTAGCTTCACTAGTTAAAGACAAATCTCTTGCTGTTTCCCATTTAGTAGCTGTATCTGCATTTCCTGTCAAGTCTCCAGTTACATTTCCTTGTAAGTTTCTATGTACAGTACTAGGTAAACTAAAAGTTGCTGTTTGACCACTTACTCCAGTTATAACCTGATTAGTAGTTCCTGATAAAGTAAAAGATTGAGTATTAAGGTTTACATCGCCTGTTCCAGAATCTCCTGCTATATCTAGATCACTTGCAGCGTCTAGCGTATCTACATAGGCAGTAGTAGCTAATTTAGTACTATTGTCCCCTGCAGTTTGTGTTGTAGCTACAGAACCGTCTGGCATAGTAACCCCAGTAGATAATAAAGAGATTTCTAGTCCTTGGTTTGAAGCTGCAGTTGTTATTTGATTTGCTGTTCCAGTTACAGCTAAACTTTGAGTGTTTAAGTTAACGTCTCCAGTGCCTGTAGTTCCGCTAAAGTCTAAGTCTGAAGCTGCGTCTAAAGTATCAACGTAGGCGGTTGTAGCTACCTTAGTTGAGTTATTTCCTGCAGACTGAGTTACTGCAGTAGTCGCAGTATTAATAGTTCCGTTAAGGTCTCCTAAGAAAGTTGCTCCTGTATAAGTTCCGCTTATAGTTATACTATTTGGTAAACCTATTTTTAATTGTTGACCACTCGCTACTGTGTCAATTTCATTAGTTGTTCCTACAACTGCTAAAACCTGAGAGTCTAAGTCTACAGCACTTTGAGTAGTACCGTCTGAAAAATCTAAGTCTTGACTAGTTACGTGAGTATCTACATAATCTTTAACTGCTGCCGAAGTAGGAAGGGAAGTGTCATTATCATTATTAGATATGCCGTCTGCCTCATTAACAAGTTTATTGATAGTCACAGCAGTAGAAGTGCCTTTAAAATTAGCAAATTCTAGCGTTCCTGTTGACTTGAGGTCTCCGCCTGTGTTTAAATATACACCTGAATTATTCCCTAACCCATCCGACAACTGTTTTAGAGTTCCAGTTAAAACATCATTATCTGCAGTTTTAATTAAACTTTTATACGTTAAACTTATTTTATTTCCTGTTAGTGTACTCATTTTTTATTTTTTTTAGATAAACTAATAACTTTTTAAAGTTTGTTTTTTTTATATTATATTCTTTTTTCATAATACCCATCCTACCCAATTAGCTTGTCCGTCTGGATACATATCGTCATTACTGTTTGAATAGTATTCAGGAAATTTAGTCGAAGCATTATAATTCATATAGTCAATAAATCTTCTAGTATAGAAATCTGCATAGTCTCTATATTTTTGTACTAAAAAATCTATCTCTTCTTTTGAAGGTAAGTCTGCATTTTCAGAACGGTGTCTATAAGTTCCTCCTTGCTTAACTGCAAAATTAGAAAACGGTAGGTAGTCGACCATAGCAAACATTATAAGCATAGGCTGTACATAATCATTCACTAATAAAGTATAGTCAGGATTTGCACCTGGTGTTAAAGTTCCTGCAGTAATTAATTCTGCAATTTTGTTGTATAACTCAGTACCCAAATAATTTTGAATGTGCATTTGTTGGGCTATCTTAATAAATGGAATTAGCTTGTCCGTATCTACCGACCCATCTATTATGGTATTTCTTACTAAGTCTGTTCTCGATATAAATAATGCTGTAGCCATTTCTTTTATTTTCTATAATTAGGGTCTAAGCTCCACCAGTCATTTTTAGGCTGTGCAACTTGAGCAACTTCAGGGACGTTAGTTTCTATTTGAGCTTCCTTTTTTAGACTTGGGTCTAGAGCTGCAATTTTTCGTCTTGCTTCCGCTACTGTTATTCTTTCGTTGTTTTTTCTTAAGTAAGTTCTACGTTCCCAGTAATGCTGACAATTAACTCCTCCTTTATATAACCATAAATTATAAGTACTAGAACCTTTTGGAGCTAACTCTGAATTATCTGAACTTTCTTTATTTAAGTCCTCCATTCTATAAACTTTTTTTGCTGCCCACATTTTCTGACAAAAATCTCTTTGCGGATTATTATTTCCGTAATATCTGTAACGTACTTTTATTATGCTAGTATCTTGAGAGCTTTTTTTGTTTGGTGTACTAGTTGGAACTGAAGCTAAGTCTGTAGCAAAGTTTAAAGACTCATTTAAAATTTTATCATATTCATTAGCAGGTCTAGAATCAATTAATTCGTAACCCTCCATTTCCTCATCTTCTCCTTTACTTTCTAGTTCACTTAATATAGCCTTAGTTAGTTCTTCGTCTACATTTAATGGAACACAGTTTGGAACTTCTTTACCGTCTTTCATTTTAGTTCCTATCATTTCGTATCCTGCTTCACAGGGTTTTTTAAGATCAGTATGTTCTTGACAAGGCATATAGTAAGTTTTACCTTCCTCTTCGTGTTCGTGATAACCCATACATCCCATTTTATTAGCCTGGTCTTCTGCTTCCTCTATAGTTTCGTAAACTTCTTTTCCGTCTATTTTCTTTAAAGAAAACTTTTGTCCTGTCTCCTCTTCTATTTGTTCTTGATTAGTAGCATTAGACAAGTCGTTAAATTCTAAAGGTTGTAGCGTTTTAAAGTATAAATTAAGCACTATCTCGTTGTAGGCTAGTATATCGTCAAAAGCGTTTAGTAATAGTTGCTGAAAAGGTCTAATAACTGTATTATCCATTAACGTAGAAGCAGTAACGATTTCTTCTGCATTATTTCCAAAGCCTGTCATATCCTTAATTCCAAATAAAATTGGACTAGTAACTCTATGAGCTACCATTATTTTTCGCATTGACTCGTTAGATAAAAACTCATATTGTTGAGGAGCGTCACTTAATTGAACCGCCTCCATAGTAGCTGCAGACTCTGCGTTGTCATTAAAAGCTAGTATAAATCTACCTGCGTTTGATGTTCCCTGGTATTTTGCAGCTATTTTTTGTTCTATAATATTTCTTTCCTCTTCTGTCGGAGTTCCGTTATTAAAGTTTAAAAGCATTGAAGGAGCTAATCCATTCATTATGTTGTTTAAATGATAGTTAGCAATTTCCTCTTCTAGTTCTGCGTATTGTATTCCTCCTTGATAGTCAACAGGACTATAGTATTTAAATCCTGCTCTATAAGGTTTTAT